ACCACATTACAGCAACCAAAGGAGGAAGAACTGTAAGATATGCAATCAGAACTAAGATATCAATTTTAAAGAATCACGTAAATGGTTTAGGTTACAATGACGGTAAGTTGATTGCGGTACCACAAGGATATATTGAAGATACTAAGGAGGCTTTAGAATCTTATAAGAAAGAGTATTCCCAATATTGGAATGGTATCTTATCAGGAACTGGCGAATTGACTTTAGAAGAAACAACAGACGATATCAGCGAGTAAGAAACAATTTTTATCACCTCTAATTTAACAAAGTGACTAAAACACTTTTAGTAGACGGAAACAATTTATTTAAAATAGGATTTCACGGAGTCAAAGAATTATACAGTGATGGGGACCATTTAGGTGGAATCTATCACTTTATAAACATTCTTAGAAGATTCTTACAAGAACATGACCACGATAAAGTGGTTGTATTCTGGGATTCTAATTCGTCTATCCGTAAATCAATCTACCCACAATATAAGGCTAATAGACGCCAAGATATGAATGAGGATAAGTACCAGTCATATCTTAATCAACAATCAAGAATTAAAGAATACCTTGAAGAGATTTTTGTAAGACAGGTTGAAATGATAGATAATGAGGCGGATGACCTTATTGCTTACTATTGTAAGGTTGCCGTTGAAGAACAGATAATTATCTTTTCTGCGGATAAAGACCTGACTCAATTGATTAACGAGAACATTAGTATCTATTCACCCGTATCCAAACAATACTTTAAGAATGGAGATAACATTATAATTAATAAGGTAGAGATACCTCATTATAACGTATTGTTATGTAAAATTTTTACAGGTGATAAATCCGACAACATAGATGGAATAGAAGGCCTTGGTGAAAAGACATTAATAAAATACTTTCCACAAATGCAGGAAAAACCCTGCACTATCAAAGAATTACTCGATATTGCACGAAATATCCCGCAAAAAAAACCTATTAAAACTTTATCAAATATTTTGACTGGGAAGACAAAATCAACTATTCTTGGAGAAGAGTTTTATAACACAAACAAAAAAATTGTAGACCTTTCAAACCCGTTAATTACAGATGATGGAAAGACCTTAGTAGAACAAATTTACACTGATACAATAGACCCCACCGACAGGGGGTATAAAAACCTAATGAGAATGATGATGGAAGATGGACTCTTCAAGTACCTCCCTAAAGATGATGAGGCTTGGGTTAACTTTCTCACACCATTCACAAAATTAATAAGAAAAGAAAAACGAAACACAAACAAAAATTAAACGCAATGAAAGAAATGGACAGCACCAAAATGGAATTCCTTTTGACTTTGAATGACAACATTGTTGTACAAAGATTCTTCAACGTTAGAGGATTTAACCCTAAGGCGAAGAACTCGGTAGACTTGTATGATTATATCAAATCTCTAAAAGAAGAGTTGCAGTATTATCTTAAAATGAAAACAGTTGTTTACATGATGGACAACAGAGATGCAATCAGTCATGACCCAAAAATTATGGATACATCATTCACAGATGGTCCTGAAATATTTAACCTTTTTGTGAAAGTTGGAGAACAGACAATTTGTCATAGACAATTTGATGGAAAATTATTTCCGCCGAAAGTTCGTTATACGGTGGACGTACGACCATTTTTGAAAGATGTCTTAAGAGATTTAACTGACATTTTTTCAAACAACCAATTATCTTACCAATATTTGGATTTCGAAACAAGTAAGTAAGTATTTAATAAAAGAGGGGATATTTTAAAACAACTATGAACAAGAATTTTGATTATTTAGGGAACACATTTCAGGTGCAGTTACTCAACCAAATAGTTGTCGACAAGGATTTTTCACATTCCATTATGGATGTTATTGAAAGTTCATATTTCGACAACAAATACTTTAAAATCATCATACAGATGATTAAAGAGTATCACATAAAGTACGAGTCAACACCTACTTTCGACACCTTAGAGCAGATTGTAAAATCTGAGATACCTCAAGAACTTGTTGCCAAGATTGTTTTGGACACACTTAAACAAGTTAAAGACGCTCCGTTTGAGGGAACATCTTTTGTTCAAGAGAAGGCATTAAAATTCTGTAAACAACAAGAGTTACAGAAGGCGATGGACAAATCACAAAAGATTATTACTGAGGGTGACTTTGAATCTTACGACAAGGTGGAAGGACTTATTAGAGAAGCTCTACAAGTTGGTGAGTTTGAGAAAGGTGAGACAGATGTATTCGATAACTTAGAGACAGTCCTCGAGGAAGACTACAGACACCCCATTCCAATGGGTATTACAGGAATCGACAAACTACTTAAGGGTGGACTTGCGAAGGGTGAGATTGGGGTTATATTAGCTCCTACGGGGGTCGGTAAAACCACCGTCTTATGTAAGATAGCCAACACAGCATTCAATATGGGTTATAACGTTCTTCAAATATTTTTTGAGGACAACCCAAAGATTATTCAAAGAAAACATTTCACGATGTGGACGGGTATTGAACCAGATAATTTGGTTCTCCACAAAGATGTTGTCATGGGTAAGATAACTGAGATTAAAGAGACGATGAAGAATGAGTTAATCTTGAAGAAGTTAGCTTCTGATAGTATGACCATGAATCAAATCAAGAATCAAGTTAGAAAGATTATTGCTGATGGTACAAAGATTGATATGATTCTATTGGATTATATTGATTGTGTTCTCCCTGAATCAAGTGCAAAGGATGAGTGGAAAGCTGAAGGTTCTGTAATGAGAGGATTTGAAGGTATGTGTCACGAGTTGAATCTTGCTGGATGGACCGCAACACAAGGTAATAGAAGTTCAATCTCATCTGAGGTTGTGACTACAGACCAAATGGGTGGCTCAATCAAAAAGGCTCAGGTGGGTCACGTAATCATCACTGTGGCTAAATCATTACAACAAAAGGAAATGAACTTAGCAACAATTGCCATTACAAAGTCACGTCTTGGTAAAGACGGAGTTGTCTTTGAAAATTGCAAGTTTAACAATGAACTTCTTGAAATAGATACTGAATCGTCAGTTACCTTCTTAGGATTTGAGGGACAACAAGAGGAAAGAAAAAGGGATAGAGTTAAGGAACTTCTTGAGAAAAGAAAAGAAAGAGAATCTCAACAAAAATCCACTTAATTAAATATCTACTTTTTTCAAAAAAAACTTATTTTTTTAATTACAAATTGTTGGTCGATTGGTGTTCGACCACATATTTATCATAAAAATCAACGATTTTTTAATAAAATATCTACACCTAAAAATTTACAAAATGGACATTTCAAACAGAATTTTATCGGATATTACAGTGTATATGAAATACGCAAAGTATATCCCTGAGTTAAAGAGGAGAGAAACGTGGCAAGAATTAGTCACAAGAAACATGGAGATGCATATTAAGCAATATCCACAATTAGAGAAAGAAATTAGAGAGAACTACATGTATGTTTACAGAAAACAAGTTCTTCCATCAATGAGGTCAATGCAGTTCGCAGGAAAGCCAATTGAAATTTCACCAAACAGAATTTACAACTGTGCCTTTGCACCCATTGATGATTGGAGAGTATTCTCTGAAATCATGTTCTTACTTTTAGGAGGAACAGGTGTTGGTTATTCAGTACAAAAACATCACGTTGATGCTTTACCTGAAATCAGAAAACCAAATAAAGAAAGAGGTAGAAGATGGCTAGTTGCCGATTCAATTGAAGGATGGGCTGACGCTGTAAAAGTGTTAGTTAAATCATACTTCTTTGGAGGCTCAAAAATTGAATTTGATTTTTCGGACATTAGAGCTAAAGGTGCTAGATTAGTTACATCAGGTGGTAAAGCACCTGGTCCTCAACCATTAAAGGAATGTTTAATTAAAGTTGAAGGTATCTTGGATTCAAGACAAGATGGTGAAAGATTAAAACCAATTGAAGTACATGATATCGTTTGTCATATTGCGGACGCAGTATTGGCTGGTGGTATCAGAAGAGCGGCTCTTATCTCATTATTCTCAGCAACTGACGAAGAAATGATTGGTTGTAAGAGTGGAGCTTGGTGGGAAACAAATCCACAAAGAGGTAGAGCTAATAACTCTGCGGTATTAATGAGACACAAAATTACAAAAGACTACTTTATGGACCTTTGGAAGAGAATTGAAGCAAGTGGGGCGGGAGAACCTGGTATCTACTTAAGTAACGATAAAGATTGGGGAACTAACCCTTGTTGTGAAATCGCTTTAAGACCATTCCAATTCTGTAACCTTACAGAGGTTAACGTGTCTAACGTTGTATCTCAAGAAGATTATGAAGATAGAGTTAGAGCGGCATCTTTCATTGGAACATTACAAGCGGGATATACAAACTTCCACTACTTAAGACCAATTTGGCAAAGAACAACGGAAAAAGATGCATTGATTGGAATTTCAATGACAGGTATCGGTTCAGGTGCGGTGTTAGGTTTAAATATGAAATCTGCGGCTAAAGTAGTTAAAGAAGAAAACAAAAGAGTTGCTGAATTATTACATATAAATCCATCGGCAAGAACAACAACAGTTAAACCGGCAGGAACAACATCATTAACTTTAGGCACATCTTCAGGTATCCACGCTTGGCACAATGAATATTATGTTAGAAGAGTGAGAGTTGGTAAGAATGAAGCGATTTATTCACACTTGAAGAATAATCACCCTGAGTTAGTTGAAGATGAATACTTCAGACCACACGATACAGCGGTAATCGGTATTCCACAAAAAGCACCAGAAGGGTCAATCTTGAGAAACGAATCTCCAATTCAATTATTAGAGAGAGTTAAAAAGGTTCAACAAGAATGGATTAAACCAGGACATAGAAATGGAAACAACGCACATAACGTATCGGCAACAATCTCAATTAGAGAGCATGAGTGGCCGGCAGTTGGTGAGTGGATGTGGGAGAATAAAGAATACTACAACGGACTTTCAGTATTACCTTATGATGGGGGAACTTACATTCAAGCACCATTTGAAGATTGTACGAAAGATAGATATGAAGAATTAATGAAGACACTTCATGATGTCGATTTATCAAAAATCATTGAGATGGATGATGATACAGATTTAAGTGGTGAAGTGGCTTGTGCAGGCGGGGCTTGTGAAATAGTACTTGTATAAAATGAAACAAGAGAATATTAAAAGGGAGAAGCCAAAACTTCTCCCTTCTTATTTTTATGAAGAAAATGGTAGAACCGTTTTCACTGAAGAATATCACATTGAAAGAGGATATTGTTGTGGTAATGGATGTAGACATTGCCCTTTTGAACCAAAAGCTCAAAAAGGTAATATGTATTTAAGAAAAAAATAATCCAAGTATATTTATCACATATGGCAAATGGTACAACATATGGTTTGGCGTTTCCTTTTAATGATTCAATTAAAGGTGATTATTTAGAGTTAACTGAATTTCAGAAAGACGAAATTAAATCAGACCTGTTACATTTATTATTGACAAGGAAGGGCTCAAGATATTATTTACCTACGTTTGGTACAAGATTATATGAGTTTATTTTTGAACCTTTTGACGGATTAACATTTGATGCGATACAATCAGATATTAGAGATGCAGTTCAAAATTTTATGCCGAACTTATTAATAAATGAAATTACAATAACACCGGCTGACCCAATGGAAGAAGTTGACATTGCCACAGGACAAAACTTTGTAGGAACAAGTGAATCTTCAATCTACAGACTTCCTGGAAAAGGAACCGCAGAATATACTGCAAAAATAAAAATAGATTATGCAACAAACGGTCAAACGTTTTCACAAAGTGATTTTCTAATTATCAATATTTAACATAGATGGCTAGTCGTAAAATACCATATACAAGCAGAGATTTCCAAGCGATAAGAGTAGAACTACAAAACTACGTTAGAACTTATTATCCGGAATTAATACAGGATTTTAATGATGCCTCAGTATTTTCGGTATTCTTAGATTTAAATGCTGCGGTTGCTGATAACCTACATTATCATATTGATAGAAGTATTCAAGAAACCGTTCTTCAATACGCACAACAAAAGTCTTCGGTTTATAACATTGCCAGAACTTACGGTTTAAAATTACCGGGTCAAAGACCATCAGTATCGTTAGTAGATTTTTCAATCACAGTACCAGCTTATGGTGACAAAGAAGATGAAAGATATCTTGGTACTATATTAAGAGGTTCTCAAGTAGTAGGAGCTGGTTTAGTTTTTGAAAATATTTACGATGTAAACTTTGCATCACCATACAATGCTCAAGGATTCCCTAATAGATTAAAAGTTCCAAACTTTAATGCCAATGGTATTTTAATAAACTATACAATAACTAAGAGAGAACTTGTTGTTAACGGTATTACAAAGGTATTCAAAAGAGTTATCACACCAAACGACGTTAAGCCATTCTTTGAATTATTCTTACCTGAAAAAAACGTGTTAGGTATCACAAATGTTTTACTTAAAGACGGTACAGAATATACAAACATACCAACGACAGCTGAATTCATGGGATTATCAAACAGATGGTACGAAGTAGACGCATTAGCAGAAGATAGAGTATTCATCGAAGACCCAACAAAAGTTTCAGACCAACCCGGTATCAAAGTTGGTAGATATATCCAAACTCAAGATAGATTCATTAGTGAATATACCGGAGAGGGATTTAAGAAGATGACATTCGGTGGCGGAACAAACACAGCTCAAGACCAATTAGACCAATTCACAACATTTGGTGGAACTTTAGAATTACAAAAATATTCAAATAACTTTTCATTAGGTTCTGCATTGAAAGCCAACTCAACATTGTTCGTTCAGTATAGAGTAGGTGGTGGATTACAAAGTAACTTAGGTACAAACGTAATCAATCAAATTGGTACAGTATCATTCTTTGTTAACGGACCTTCAGAAGCAACAAACTCATCAGTAGTAAATTCTTTAAGATGTAATAACGTAACTGCGGCTATCGGTGGAGCGGGATTACCAACAATTGAAGAAATTAGAAACTACGTATCGTTTAACTTCTCAGCACAAAAAAGAGCGGTTACTGTTCAAGATTATGATTCAATTATTAGAAACATGCCAGCTCAATTTGGAGCTCCTGCAAAAGTTGCAATCACAGAAAACGATAATAAAATTTTAATTCAAATATTATCATACGATACTTCAGGTAAACTGACTAATATTGTATCTAATACTTTGAAACAAAATATTGCCAACTACCTATCTAACTACAGAATGATGAATGACTACATCTCAATCTTCACCGCTGAAGTTATTGATGTAAGTGTAGACATTTCAATCGTATTAGACTCTGCTCAAAACTCTGGCCAAATTATTTCACAGGTTATTGATATAATATCAACATACTTTAATCCACAAACAAGACAACTTGGACAAAACGTTTATTTATCTGAGATAAGAAGTATAGTTCAAAACACAAATGGAGTCTTAACTGTTGCAGGACTTGATATTTACAACGAAGTTGGAGGTCAATATTCATCAGCTGAAACGTCAATGACATACTCTAACCCTGAAACAAAATTAATTGGACCTGTTGACGATACAATATTTGCACAACCATCACAAGTGTATCAAATTAGATATCCAAACAAAGATATTAGAGTATCTGTGAAGAACTTCCAATCAGTTACATTCTCATAAGTTTATTTTTACTTTGATTGAACTATAATTTATTGTGGTGTGTTTTATAAAATTCCACATAAACTATTTATAGTAAAACCATTGGATGGGTCAATCATATAGGATACAAACAGAACTTGGGATTAATAAGACAATTAATGTTCAATTAGACCAAGAGTTCGAATTTCTTGAAATTCTTTCACTAAAAATTCAACAATCAGACATCTATACAAGAAGTTGTGCTGACTATGGTGTAATGGTGGGAAGAGTGACTGCGAACAATGGATTTGGATTACCAAATGCAAGGGTTTCAATATTCATACCAATCGAAAGTGTCGATGAGTCAAATCCCGTTATTCAAAGTATCTACCCTTATAAGTCACCAAGTGATAAAAATGAAGATGGGTATAGATACAATTTATTACCTTACGAAAAATCATATTCAAAACACGCAGCTACAGGTACCTTACCTTCAAGAATTGATGTATTAAATCAGTCAATTGCGGTTGAGATATATGACAAATATTATAAATTTACTGCCAAGACAAATGAAAGTGGTGACTACATGATTATGGGTGTTCCATTAGGTAGTCAAAGTATCGTAATGGATGTGGACCTTTCAGATATTGGAGAGTTTTCTTTAACACCACAAGATTTAATTAGAATGGGTAGAGCCACAGAGGCTCAAGTTG